GCCAGCCGGTGACCTGGCAGGGGCAGGTGTACACGCCGCTGAACATCAAGGCCACCGGGTTCGAGGTGCGCGCCGACGGACCGCGCCCTCGGCCGCAGCTGCTGGTGGGCGACATCTTCGGCAGCTTGGCGGCGCTGGTGCGCGAGCACGACTCGCTGTACGGCGCCAGGCTGTACCGCAAGCGCACCCATGCCCGCTACCTCGATGCGGTGAACTTCGCGGGCGGTGTGAACCCCGACGCCGACGCCACCGCTGCCTACGACGACGAGCTGTGGATCTTCGATCGCATCATCAGCCGCGACGGCAGCCACGTGCTGTGGGAGCTGGTGAGCCCGATCGACCTGGAGGGCGTGCTGATCCCGGCGCGCACCGTCGACGCCGTGATCTGCGGCGTGGCCTACCGCAGCAGCGAGTGCGGCTACGCCGGCGGCCCGGTGGCCAAGGCCGACGACACCGCGACCACGAACCCGGCGCTCGACCGCTGCAGCCGCCGCATCAGCGGCTGCAAGCTGCGCTTCGGCGCCACCGCCGAGCTGCCCGCCTTCATCTTCCCCGGCGCCGGCCGCGTGCGGCGCCTGTGAGAGCCACCATGAGCATCCTCGAACGGCTCACCCCGCTGATCCGCGAAGCCATCTGCAGCCACGCCGAGGCAGCGATGCCGATTGAGGCCTGCGGGCTGCTGATCGCGAGCCGCGCCACCGGTGCGCTGGCGTACCTGACGTGCCGCAACGTCTTTCCCAACGGGCAAGACCGTTTCGAGATCTCGCCGGACGACTGGGTGGCGTGCGAGGAGCTGGGCGAGCCGGTGGCGGTGGTGCACAGCCACCCGAACGCCAGCGCCAACCCCAGCATGGCCGACCGCGTGGGTTGCGAGCGCAGCGGGCTGCCGTGGCTGGTGATCGGCATGCCCAGCGGCGTGATGAAGGAGGTGCTGCCCTGCGGCTGGCAGGCGCCCTACGAGGGCCGCGACTTCAGCCACGGGGTGCTGGACTGCTACACGCTCATCCAGGACTGGTACCTGCGCGAGCCCGACCTGCAGATCGAGCTGCCCGACTTCGAGCGCGAGGACGACTGGTGGAAGGGTGACGCGGACCTGTACCTGCAGCACATGGCCGAGGCGGGCTTCCACGCGGTGCACGGGCCGCTGCAGCGACACGACGTGATCCTGATGGGCATTCGTGCGCGCAAGGCCAACCACGGGGCCATCTACAAGGGCGACGGGGTGATCCTGCACCACCTGATGGGTCGCAAGAGCTGCACCGACATCTACGGCGGCTACTGGGAGCGCAACACGGTGCTCGTGGCCCGCCACTGGACCCGCATCCCTGGAGCCGCGAAACCATGAGCGCTGCCATCTACGCCGGCCAGCAGCTGCGCGAAGTGCGCCTGTACGGCGCCCTGGGTCGCCAGTTCGGGCGCCTGTTCCGGTTGGCGGTGCGGACGCCGGCCGAGGCCGCCGAGGCGCTGTGCGCGGTGCTGCCCGGGTTCCGCCAGGCCTTCGTCGGGCCCGACGGCCGGCGCCGCTACCACGTGTTCGTCGGGCGCGCCGATCGGCGGCGCGACATCGGCGTGGAGGACAAGGACGCGCCAGTGGGCGTGAACGAGCCGATCCGCTTCGTGCCAGTGGTGGCGGGCGCGAAGCGCGCGGGTGCTTTCCAGACCGTGGTCGGCCTCGTGCTCATCGCGTACGGCCTCTGGGGCGGCGGCGGGCCGCCTGCCATCAAGATGGGCCTGGCGCTGGTGCTGGGCGGCGTGATCCAGCTCATCTCCTCGCAGCGCAGCCGCGACGAGGACAAGGACGGCCGGCGCAGCTACCAGTTCGACGGACCGGAGAACATCACCGAGAGCGGCGTGGCCGTGCCCGTGGCCTATGGGCGCGTGGTGGTGGGCTCAGTGGTCGTAAGCCAAGGCATCACCTCGGTGGAGCTGTCGACGCCGTGGTACGGGCCCGGGTCGCCCTGGGGAGAGATCGATCCCGCCACACCGCCGCCGCCCACCTGGGAAGAGCTGCAGCCAGGTGGCGACGGCAGCGACGGGACCGGGCCATGAGCGCACGCACCATCCGCGGTGCCGGTGGCGGTGGCAGCGGCGCCTACGAGGCCCCGGACACGCTGCGCTCGAACCAGATCGCCGAAATCGTCGACCTGCTGGGCGAGGGCGAGTGGCACGGCCTGGTGAACGGCCTCAAGAGCATCTACCTGAACGGGGTGCCGCTGCAGAACGCCGACGACAGCTACAACTTCAACAACGTGCAGGTGGCGGTCAACCTGGGCACGCAGGGACAGGCCGCCATCACCGGCGCAGACGGGGTGCTGAACGAGGTGGGCGTGGCGGTGGTCGTCACCAAGACCACGCCGGTGGTGCGCGCCATCGTGAACCCGAACGTCGACAAGGTGCGCGTCACGATCGAGGTGCCGCAGCTGAGCCTGCAGACCGGAGACGGTGACCTGATCGGCACCACGTTCCAGTGGGCGCTCGACGTCGAAAGCGCGGGCGGTGGCTACGTGGAGGTCTTCACCGACACCGTCGCGGGCAAGGGCCTGAACAGCTACACCAAGACGCGCGAGTTCAACCTGCCGGGCGTGGCGCCGTGGAACCTGCGCGTGCGCCGCGTCACCGACGACAGCACCGACGCAAAGCTCATCAACGCCTTCCGCTGGCTGAGCTACACCGAAGTGCAGAGCGTGAAGCTGCGCCACCCGAACGCGGTGGAGGTGCGGCTGCGCTTCGACGCGAGCACCTTCACCTCGATCCCCCAGCGCGCCTACGACGCGATGGCGCTGAAGGTGCGCATCCCGACGAACTACGACCCGTACACGAAGACCTACACCGGGGTCTGGGACGGCACCTTCAAGACGGACTGGACCGACTGCCCGCCCTGGCACCTGTTCGACGCGATCACGAACAACCGCTACGGACTGGGCCGCTACTTCCAGGTGAACGACAGCCTGAAGTGGGGGCTGTACGCCATCGCCCAGTACTGCGACCAGATGGTGCCCGACGGCCGCGGCGGCATGGAGCCGCGCTTCCGCGCCGGCATCGTGCTGCGCGAGCAGGAGCAGGCCTACAAGGTGATGAACGACCTGGCCGCCATCTTCCGCGGCATGGTCTACCACGCGAACGAGAGCCTGGTGGTGGCGCAGGACGCGCCGGCCCAGCCCGTGGTGCACTACACGAACGCCAACGTGGTGGGCGGGCGCTTCGTCTATTCGGGCACGAGCCGCGGTGTGCGGCCGAACCAGGTGGTGGTGTGGTTCAACGACATCACCCGGTTCGGCGAGCTGACGCCCGAGGTGGTGCCCGACACCGACCGCCAGGCCGCCGAAGGCGTGCGGTCGAAGAGCCTCAGCCCCATCGGCATCTGGTCGCGCGGGCAGGCGCACCGGGTGGGCCGCTGGTACATGTACAGCGAGCGCTATGAGGGTGAGCTGGTCAGCTTCCAGGTGGGCATGGACGGCGCGCTCGTCGCGCCGGGCCGCATCTTCGAGATCGCCGACAAGAACGAGGCCGGCGTGCGCATGGGCGGGCGCATCAAGGCGGCCACGGCCAGCCAGGTGACGCTCGACGCGCCGCTGGAGCTTGCGGCAGGCGAAAGCTATGTGCTCCGGGTGATGCTGCCCGACCCCGCCGACGACACGAAGCTGATGCCGCAGGAGCACGCCATCACGACGCCGGCCGGCACGGTGACGGTGGTGAACGTGACGCCGGCCTTCAGCCAGGCGCCGGCCGCCCAGACGGTGTGGGTGGCCAAGAGCGCCGAGGTCGAGACGACGCTCTGGCGCTGCGTGGGCGTGCGCGAGGTCGAGAACTCGAACGACTTCGAGCTGGTGGGCGTGCGCCACTACCCGCAGAAGTACGACCTGATCGAGCAGGGGCTCGAGTTCGAGCCGCCCAGCGTGAGCCGCATCCGCACGGTGCCGCCGCCGCCGGCGAGCGTGAGCATCGTGGAAAGCATCTACCGCATGGGCGCGATCGCGCGAAGCCGCGCCACCATCAGCTGGCCGCAGCCGATCGAGGGCCTGCGCTACGAGGTGACATGGCGTCACGCCAGCGGCGTGTGGAACGAGGTCCCGCAGACGACCGCGAACTGCGTCGACGTCGACAACCTCGGTCCCGGCCTCTTCGAGGTGCGCGTTCGCAGCCGCAACGCGCTGGGGAACCCTTCGCGGGTTGTCGATGAGGACCTGGTGCTCACCGGCGACGCTGCCCCAGGCGTGCGCGTGGCGGCCAGCGTGCAGAGCTTCACCTTCGACGCTGCCGGCGCCGCGCAGCCGGGCTCGCAGGTCATCAGCCTGGTGGCCGAGCCGCAGAACCTGGCCGGCGCGGTGGCCTGGACGGCGACGGGCTACGACTCGGCCGGCACCAGCCTCGGAGCCATCACGCTCACCGGCTCGGGGCTGGCGCGCTCGATGTCGGTTTCCGCCTTCGGCGCTGCGGCCTACGCGGTGGTGCAGGTGTC